CCCCATGCTTTTAACAACCCTTGCTGAATACTTGTCTGATTACTACCCTCACCTCTAATAGTCATAGAGTTTGCACTAGCACTAACTACAGGTGTTGAGCCAATGGTTATGGTTGTTGCAGTGGACTTGCCTGTGATTGTGTCTGTTACTATTGTACTCATGCTAAGTCTCCTAATGAAGTTGCATAAACAAATTCATAATCTCTATCAGCACCTGCATCAGGGTCTGTTCCTACTATTTCTAATGAAGCTGCTAATGTAGGTGTATCATTTGATGTACGAGTTGTTCCTGCAATAGCATTATTGTTACCTGCACCATCTTGTTTTCCAACAACAACACCTGCGTAATTTGTATTACCCATATTGTTTGTATAATTTATTCCATAATCTCCTGTTCCATCATCATCCGTAGAACTAACATTAAAACTATCTCTTACTGTTGCTCCTGATGCAGTTCCATCAAAATTACAAAACATTTTAGACAACCCCTGCTGTAAGTTAGTCGTGGTACTGTTGCCTTCGGCAGTTACAGCAATAGAACCTGCTGTGGACTTACCAGTAAGTTCATCTGTCTTTGCTTCTGTAGTGTTTACATCAACAATTAGGGCGGCTAAATCTGCTGATCTGGTCATGCTAAATCTCCTTTCATAGAAAATAAAACATAGGCAGCATCCGTAGCAGTGTTTCCGTCTGCTCTTGTCTGAAGAGTGCAACCAGAAGTTGCGATAGTTGTTGTATCTATACATCCATTTCTATTTGTTGAACCAGTAACATGAGCAGCATAAAAAGCATTACCCATAGCATTTGAAAAACTGATCGCTTGTTCCCCAGCACTATTATCTGTTAATCCACTCATATTAAAAGAATCAGAATAAGATGGACTGCTATCTGTTCCAACAAAATGACACCAACCTTTTGCTGTACCCTGATTGATTGTACTCATAGCAGTAGAATTATTACTACTTGCATCTGTTAATGTGTTTACTCTTAATATACTAGCCATTATGCAAGGTCTCCCCACCAACCAACTCTAATATGTGCTAAATCTTCAGCAGAGTTACTACTCAAAGTGCAAGCTCTTAATTGTGAGCTACCTGCTAAAATTTGATTTGAAAATCCTGTAACCCCTCTGCCATTTTGAGTATCAGTGCTGTTTTCTGCACTTCCTGCATAAACATAATTAATACTGGCAAAGTCATTGTTTATGGATACTGTATAATCACCTGTTCCATTATCAGTGACACTAGCTATATTAAAACTATCTCGTAAAGCTATAGTGCCAGTGCCATTTAAGTCCATAAAGCATTTAAGCAATCCTTGTTGCAGATTAGTTGTTGTGCTACCACCTTCACCTGTAACATCAATAGACCCTGCTGCGGTTACGCCTGTAAATTTATCTACTTTAAGTTCACTAGCCATTATGCTAAGTCTCCGTGTATAACAGTCATTACAACAGTGTCTGATAAGCTACCATCGTTACGTATAATATAAACTCCAAAAACTGTTGTTGTTCTAGTTACTCCAATATCTTCATTATGCACAGCACCATGACCACTTGATGTTGTTTCACAACTCCCACTTATTGTGTAAGTAATGTTGGACATTGCATTGGTCATTGTCAAAGTTGTTTTTGCAGTACCTCCATCTGAAATAGAAGAAAGATTAAAACTATCGGTTATTGCTTGAGTGCTAGATTGGTCAACTACACAATGCATTTTTGTCAATGCTTGGACAGTATTCTGTGTAACTGCACCACCATCAGATACATAAGTAGATGTATTACCTATCTTAACATTCGTGCCACCTGACCCTGCTTTATCTACAATTGTATCTACATTTAATTGACTTGTCATACAATACTCCAGTAGCCATTAACAGTAACTGTTGCGTTCTGTGTTATAGGGCCTGCACTTACACCATTCTCATCACTATCTATTGTAATATCTGCACTGATTGTCTGTCCGTTTAATCTTATAATACTATTATTACCCTTGAATGGATACCTCGTATCTGACTCTGATTTTGTATAACTATCTGCTACAGAAAAAGTATCATACACGACCATTTCTACAATGTCGTTTAAACTTGCTGCTTGGACTAATACAACAGTTGTGCCTGTTGTTGCAGTATAGTCATCACCAGGCACTAACAAAACACCATTTTGATATACATCCATGTACAGACTATCGGTGTAACTTAGTGATAGTGAGTTGGCATCTGATCCACTAAAACTAGTTTGTCCAGCCGTGGCTTGATACTGAAACCTACTTCTTACACCAAAATTTTCTGAACGACCTATGTATGGCATATTTTAACCTTTCGGATATTTATCTTTTACTGCTTTTATTGCTTTTTGAAAAGTATCACCACCTTGACCTGCATGATAGATCATATCTAATTGATCTCCTATGGATGGATATTCTTCTATTCTATCTCTTTGATATTTATTGTTGTCGTAAGCAGTTTGTAATTCTTTTTGTTTAGCAAGTATATCTTCTTTAGATATTTTTTTAGACTCATCGTTCCAAACAATTTTATCTACATTATCTTCATATACTGTTACTTTAGCATCAGGATCAATAGCTTGAATAGATTTCATAATATCTGTCATGCACTTATCTCCAAAGCAATAATAGATCGATCATGATCGTTTGTCCAAACAGTTCCTCCTGCATGAGCACTCATATAAATACCATAAGTTATTTGACTTGTAGTCGAAGGACTATCAAGATGTTGTAATACACAAGGTATTGCTATTTCTAAACTACCTGATGAAGTATCTCTTTGATAACCAAATCTTTTATTACTACCATAAAGTTCTGTGGAATCTCTATATATCGCTCCAGATCCTCCATGATCTGTTCCACCTCCATAGATATAATATCCTGTTACATTTGCAAATACTAATATCTTAGAGCTTGTTGATGATGGTGTAATATTTACATCACAACTAGTTGTTTGATAACTTCCTGAAGTTGTTGAAAAAGAACTATTAACAATACCTGAAGAAACGGCTTGTAAAACTTTACCTCCACCTGCACCTGTAACAGTTCCTGTAAAAGCATAGTTTTCAGATAAATCTAGTTTTGTATTACCTACTGCATCATCTGCAATTCCACCTTCTAATATTTTAGTTAAAGCCATCCGTTACTCCTATGCGTAAGGACTATCGCCTAATACACTTGTATCCCAAGCTGCTTTTAATTTAGCAATAGTGTCTGCATCTGTGATTGCCTTTGCAGCAGGTGCATCTCTTAATGCTTTTTTCTTTGTAACACTAGCTGCTTGTGCAGAACTATCTCCAGCCTCTAATGCTTTCATATACACAACATCTTCCGCTTCAAGCAAAGGCTTTCTAACTTCCCTAATCTTATCTTGAAAAATCTTTTTAGATTCAGCTAGATCTTCTGTTATTGTAATCTTCCAAGCATTTCGCCATACTCTAGTGCTAGGAAGTTGATTCTTTCTGCATATAACCATTCTTGGTTTATTTGCTTTATCATAATCTCTCCACACTCTTTGTGGAATATCTTTCATAATTAAATACTCTATAGCTCTTTCTTCTGTCATTGGCTCAATAGGCTTTGTATTATGCAACAAGTAACCTCTTGTATGTTTTACAAAGTCTGGTTGTGACTCATCTTTCTTTAACTCCCAGTATACTTCAACTGGTGGTAATATACCACCTTGCAATGCACAAGCCATCCAATTAGGGTCAGGGTGCGTAACCTTTGCAGGTTCATCAGGTGTCTCTGGGTCTTCCCATACAACGCAATATTCTGTTCTGTGTGGCTCTAGTTTTTCTTTTGCCCAACACAATCTATCCCAAAGATGTGTGCCTTGAAATTCTGGTGTTTCTATTGTCATGCGAGTTCTCCTTGAAATGAAATATTGTAATCTGGAGCATCTAAAGCACCACCACTACTTGATTGCAAAGTAAAGAAAATACAACTACCTGCTGCTCTTTCAGTATCTTTAATTGTACCGATATATCTTCCAGCACCACTACCACTTCCAACACTTATAGGACATGCATATGTTGCGGCTGAAAAATCATTGTTTATAGTTACAGTATAATCACCAGTTCCATTGTCAGTAAGACTCGTTACATTAAGTGAATCACTTGGAGATATTGAACTTGCAGAGCCATCAAAATTTACCCATACTTTGTTAGTACCATGAACTAAATAATCCGTGTCTAATGATAAACCTGTAGTTCGTGATTCTATCTGTCCACTTGTCTGTAATGTATCAAATGCTATTGTTCCGTTTGCCATTATGCCAAGTCTCCGTGTACATTTGATTGCACATTTTCTTCATCAAGAAGTGCAAGATTATCTGTTCCATAAACATTCATACCATTTCTTGCCGTTGTATCTGCTGATGCGATAACACTTCTATTTGTATTATTTGATACCATAGACCCAGATGCAACAGGTGAAGTTATACTTACACTAGTATAATGCAAGGAGTTCATGTTGTTAGTAAAGTTACCATACATAGAACCTGTTCCTCTATCTGTCATGCTACCAATATTAAAACTATCATCTAAAGTGTTACTATTAACTTGGTCAAACACAAACCAAGCCTTACATAACCCTTGCTGTAAACTAGTAGTAGCAGTACCCTCACCTCTAACTGTAATAGCATTAGCAGAAGTGTTTCCAACTAGTGCATCTACGTTTAATGTACTCATTTGTTTTCTCCTATACTAGCCATTATGCGAGGTCTCCGTGTACTACATGATGTATATCTGCACCATCTATAGCAGGATTTATACCCTGTACTTCATTACATTCTACCTTAACTCTTGTTGTGTTATTTGCATTAGCGATTGCAAACCTATTTTTAAAACCAGTTCCGAATGTAACAGTATAATTTGCATTAGCAGGAGCATTTGTGAAAGTTAAAGATGATTCACCTGTTCCATTGTCTGTTAAACTAGCAACATTAAAACTATCGTCTAATACATAAGTTGAGGCTTGGGTGTGTGTTGCCCATTGTTTAGCTAACCCTTGTTGCAGATTAGTTGTTGTACTATTGCCTTCACCTGTAACAGATATAGACCCTGCTGTCGTTACACCTGTTAGCTTATTTACTTTAAGTTCACTTGCCATTATGCTAAATCTCCATGAAATGTGACAAAAATATTTGCGTCATCTCTAGTACCATTAGTGGAGGCTAAAATATTTCTAATCCCAAAAGTATTAGTGGCAGGAGTAGCATCAACAGTTTGAATTCTTCCTTCTGTCGTTGCACCATCATTTCCACACATTCCACTAACGCAAACATAATTTGCATTTCCAAAATTAGTTGAAAAGTTAAATGTATATCT